GGCGTTCCGCCGTGTTCCTTCCAATATTGACGATACCAATTCGCCTTGCCGCGCAGCACATCGCCGCCGCGGCCCCCATCCGTCGACCACAGGTGGAACTTCGGGCTCTCCAGCGTTCCGAGGTACTCGAGATCCCAACGCTCACAGGTCGTGCGCGGGCCATACGGATCATGCGGCTCGATGTTGTCCTCGTTGTCCGCCGCCTCGCCGTGCGTGAGGACACGTGTCTTGTCGATGGTCAGCCAGAGGCCGTTACACAGCGCGGCAATGGCCTTTGCCATACCGTCGATCTGGAGCGGTGTCGGCGATTCCTGCCCGAGGTTGTTGGTCGTTGCTCCCAGACAGCCGAGAATGCAGATGCTCACGCTGCCGCTGTTGCGCCGCCACGTTGCCGCAAGTACATCATCCAGCTCTCCATCGGCGATCACGTAGATTTCGCCGTCTTTATCGATCTGGATGTGGTAATCGTCCCAGAACTGCCCGTAGTGTCCTGCCGACCAATGCAGGTATACTTTGGTCTCACGGCCGTATTCTGCCGCCGCTTCCGCGAGTGCTGCGCGGTACTCTCCCGCGAGTTCCTCAAGTTTTGCCGGTGTCACCTGCCGCATCGCGGACTTACTCAATACGTGTGCCATTATTTCTGCTCTCCTTTCTTCTCATCCTTCTCATCCTTTTCATTTTTCAGCTGTTCCAGTGTGTCACGCAGTTTCTTTGGGACAGGTACACCAGAGTTCGCTGCATTTTCGATGATGGACAGCCCTTCGTTCCCGATAAAGAACCAAATCACGAGCACCCGTGCCGCCTCACCTCCTGTGAGGTCTGAAATAAAATGCGCGAGAGCAACAATGGAGAGGATGAGCACTTTCTTGCAAATCCCTCGAAAGCCGACCTTGCTGCTCCATCCACCAAGTTTGGGGTTGACTTTTGCGGCAAGCAAGCCGGTCACATAATCCATCCCCATGAGTACAAGAAGAGCTTCCATCGCTTTGTCCCATCCGCAAAGGTAGGCTATTAGCCCACCAGCTACTGCTACCACGCTCCCTGTCTCCACCTCCGTCCCTGTCGGCACGCAATCTGCGAGCCATGTCAGCACACTCTGCATAGGCACCACTCCTTTCTGAGCATACAAAAAGCCGCCATGCGTTATGACGGCTTTTCTGCGCGTTGTCTTATTATAAGCGCGCAAATAGTTTTGGAAAATTTCTCATTTAGTTTTGGAAAAATAAAGCGTGTTTTCCACAGCCCCAAAAGAACAAATTTTTCATAAAAATAACGGCTTAAAATCTAGGATTTTCCTGTTTTTTGAGCCGTTATTTTATTTCTCTTAAAGGCTTTTTGAAGCCTTTTTGTTTTCTTGCGAAAGTGCTTGCCGAACTTCTTCTGGGGTAAACCCGAGCCGGATCATATCACTGGACGGGTCTGTGCGCAACTCATACTTGTGAGTAGATGTCTTTTCTTTCCCGTTATCATTTACAGTAAAAGTTTCGACTCTATGCGTCGCATCTGTCACTCCATCTGCCGCGTCAATCTCGCCAATATCGATCCATACCTTACTCTCGTCAAGTATTGACTGCCAATACGGCCGCCAAATCTCCTCCGGGAAATTATCTCGCATATAGAGATAATCATACTTGCTATTCATGTGTTTTGCCGATTCCTGCATAATAACCTCCTAGGAAAACGATAGCCAGCGACCTACAAATTTCAGCGTTGTCGCAAAAGGAAACTCACCCTTGCACGCCTCGGCCTGTCTCTGCAAAAGCGTTGATCCGCTAAATGTACAGCAACGCTTATGATCCATCTCGATGCGCAGCATAATACAGTTAGGGTTATTCTCTCGATGATGATTGCTGGTTCTGATTTCATATCCATATACTATAATCTCTTTGCCAACGACTCTTGATATAGGGATACTCTCCAGAAACGCATTAGCTTTTGCAATTTCGCTGAACTTCTTCACTCATAATCTCCTTTTCCAGCTCAGATAGCTGCATTGCGAGTTGCAGATTATGTGTATTTGCCCATTTCATCCACCCCCATACACTTGCAATCTTTGACAGTGCTTGTTCGGTGCTAATCAATCCGTGTCGCAACTGGTACATGATCGCTTTGATATTTTTGCGCTGACGTTTCGCCGTGCTTTTCCGGATTAAAATATAACCTTGCGGAAAATGCCGATAGCCAAGAAAATCAACTCCTCGCGTTACAGGGAACAAATCAGACTTACTCAGCTTGAGGTATAGAGCATCTTCCACGAACGTCCGGATATGGCACTTTATTTCGTTCAGAGATTTTTTGTCATCGCCAAACAGTAAAAAATCATCACAATATCTTAAATAAGCTTTTACGCGATATTTGTGCTTGATTACGGTATCTAACTCATTTAGATAGAGATTCCCGAACCATTGTGATAAGTAATTTCCGATCGGCGTATTCTTGCCGCACAACCCGGATAATGTCCGCAATGTCTCCACGAAAAACCATGTATCAAAAACTGAGTCCCGGCTAGACATGAGCACGCACAACATAGCAAAGTCTATCGGTCGGTTGATGCTGTCGATGATTTCATCCAGCAATGCAAGTGTTTCCTTACACTTTATTTTTCGGCGAATAACGCTTTTCAGCCTTGTATGTGGTATAGAATAAAAGAATTTCGATATATCGCATTTCAAGACATATTTATATCGCCTCACATACTGCATGCATAGAGCAGATGCCCTATGTTGTCCTTTGCCTTTTCGACAGGAATAACTTTGATATAAAAATCGCTTATCCCAAATATCCTCAAGCACCAAAAGGATCGCGTGTTGAACGATGCAATCCGGAAAATACGGCAGCATGTATATCGTCCGTTCTTTCGGCTCATATACAATTTTAGTCCGATAATCAGATACTCTATATGTATGATTTTTGAGTGCAGTGTGAAGAAGTTCGATACATTCTTCCAGATGCTCGTCCACATATCGGACAGCCGCTTTACTTGTTTTCCCTTTTCGTGCTCGTTGATGTGCTTTCACCAAATTCTCTTGATCAATGATTTTTTGATATAAATGACCAAAGCGTTTCATGGATAATGGCGGCAATATTCGCCGATCCAACAGGCTACTAGCTGCCGCCTCCTCCCCGTTGTGTATTTTGCCGTATTGGCATGGCCTATATGTTCAGCTGTGGGTTGGCTCAGACCTCCACATATCAGACGCGGCACGCGCCGCGCAATTCGGATTCAGAGCGCCCACATTCGTGCTATTCACCCAACGGGGCGAGCAAGAGCCGCCACCACCCCAATCACCGGACACGAGAGCGCGGCAATACCCGTTAGTAGTCCAGCAGCTTTCTCGTCCCCATGTCCATACAACACCCGATCCATCTTCGACACCGAAATAAGATACGATGCGTGTGTCGCTCGTGTTTACGTGACCGCCCGTTGTTACAGGATCGGTAGCGCCTTTGATCGCAAGGCCTGTCGGTGTTCCAAATCCCGCAGCCGTGAGGGCATCATTGCTCGGCAGGTGTTGCGACTGTTTCGCCAGCGTCTCGATAAAATCAAAATCGCTCCATGTCGGCGCACTGGTGCCGTCAGCGATTGTGCCGCCGTGCTTTGTCACAAGTTTTCGATCGGCCGCCGTCCCGGCGCTTGAAAGAAAATAGATTCCGATCCAACCGTGTCCCGGTATCCATGTCATTCCTTCTGGAGCTCCGCTTGGTCGATGTTTCACATCCCACACAGAAAACGGAATGATCTCTCCTTTTTTCCAGTTGCGCAGCCAATGATCCGCCGCCGGAACGCCGACATCCATGCACTCGCAGTGAAAGCCTCCGATCTTGCGGCTGTTCTCAGCCGTATAGCGGAGTGGTACCGTCGAATTTGCGGAAACCATCAAAATAGGAGTAACACCCTCGGCTGGTTGACATGCGTAAATATAAAAATCACGCCCGCCACGATTTTCTGCGACAGTAAAATCATACTCACAAACCCAGACGACATTACCATCGTTATAAGTCTGTCCCAACGTCTTTGGGAACTCCGGCTGCAAAGACGAGCTTTTGCCGCTCGTCACACAACGATAATAATAGCCTGTCTTCGTCTCACTCGGATATACAACATCATCACGCGCGTAATCATGCTCCGGCTGCCATTTTGTCGCCTTGCTGTCAAATGCAGAATCAAGCGATATATCAAGCATTTTCTGTTCTTCGAGCAAGAATCCGCGTTTCCCAATGTTCAGCCATAGACGATTAGGTGTCGCGATAACTGTCTTATTGTAAAAATAAAACGGAACATCCCGCTCATAGTATGCGGGCGCATTCACTCCGGCCGTGATATTCTGTTCAAGGCTTTTTGCGAGACTGCTATCAAGCTGCGCCGTTCCGACAGCGCCATCAGCAATGACCTTACTGGTCACGGATTTAAGCGCCATCTTCTTCGTCGTAACCGCTCCATCTTCAATGCCATCGGTAGGAATTTGCTTGCCAACTCCGTCGCTGTGGTCATGCTCGTTGATCATTTCGATCGCAGGGCCCGGTTTCGTTTCTTGTGTTAGTTTCGCCATGTCTAGTACCCCCTAATAACCGCCTTTTGTAGCAGGCCAGAAATCATATTACCCTCTGCATTCAAGATGCACATATCAACATATTCGTTAGTTTGCTCAATAATATTGCTGATTGCTTGCTGTCCATTCTCGTCCTGCGTGTACAGCGCCACCGATCGAACTTCTGCAAACTTCCGCTTGTACCGGATGCGTTTGCGTTCCGGCTTTAAAGGGATC